TTCTGGAAACTTGTTGTCCTCGCCGTACTCAACGTACCCGCGCGTATTGATTTTTTCGGCGTAGCTGGCTTCCTGCAAGGGATTGGCGCTTAACGCCATTATGGACGGCTTACGCTTCGTAGTAGATGACTTGCTCATTGTTGCTATCGGTTACTATGGTTGGTTCAACTGGCGACGGCTTGACGAAATTGACTAGCTTGGTCTCAATCAAACGATCAGGGTTGGGGCTACTTTCGGCAATGCGCCAGTAAACACGAAGGATGTAGTAGCCCTCCTGCGTAATGTTGACGTTACCGTCGCTTGGGGCGTTATCGTTTGTGTCGATCCCAAACGACGTGTACCTATCGTTGCTAATTTGCTCATTGCCGACACACACGTGCTTTACGTTAGTGCTGACACTCTCAAACTCAAGAAACCAGTTTACAGCATTGCTGGGCGTTTGCTCCTTGAGCGTTAAGTAGATAGTCTGCGTTGTCGTGGCTGTAAGTAGTTTCATATTCGAAGATAAAAAAAGGGGGCGAGGGCGCTAACCCCTACCCCCTGATTTCTAACCTAGAACAAAAGTGACGTTACGCGGTTGCCAACGTCCAAGTCAAATCAGCTCCTGCCGCTGCTCTGGTCACCGTTGGAGCAGGCAACGCCTCCTCAGCAGTGAACTGTAACTGATACCCGCTAAGGTCGCCCTTAGCCGCACCAGTTCCAATAACACCGCCACTACCTTCCGCACCGTGCTTCAGTCCCATAACGAAATAGTTATCGTTATTGTCCTGTACTACGATGGTCAGACGTGACTTTAGCAGGTCTGCAACTTCTTCGCTAAATGTGGCGCTCAAAACTGGTAAGGTAATTTCGAGTACCTGCGAATAGAACACCGTTCCGTTATCAATCGACGACGTTACGGTTTGCTGGAACGACCCTGAGTTTTTTGCAATCTCGTAATTCTTCAAGGTTTGTGCAGCAGCGGAATCTGCTACGTTACCTGAAGTAGGGTCCTCCCAGTATCCATCTACCCATTCGTCAATCCATACTTGCTTGACTCCACCGATGGCAGACTTGCAAGGAAAAAGACGACCGTTAACTGTAATACTGCAAGGCATATCCTACAGAATTAAGATGCGCGAGAAACGAAACCTACGTCACCCAAGTCAACGATTTGCGTACCACCGCTAAAGCGCATGGCTACACGTACGTTGTCAGATGCGTCAGTCTTGGACATATCGACCAAATCGACAGACGTGTGATCAGTCAAGGCGTTTGTTCCGAAAACGAAGTTCTCTGGCTCACCCATGATAAGCGTATCGTTCGGGAAGCCCGCTGGCGTTACGATTGGGAAACCGAGCCATGACGTTGGACGGTCAGTGCCACCGATGAGGATTTGACCTGCGTTCATGGTGCTGGTTGCGCGGTGCAACAGGAACAACGTAGCACGGCTCATGTAGATAACCGTGTTAGAACTGTTCTGGATGACTGACGGCGAGTTGCTCACCAAATCATCGAGGTGCTTCAGAACGCCGTTTGTACCTGCGTCCGCAACGAATGCCGCTGTTGGGTTTTTCTCGTATCCGACAGCCGCGTTACCGTCAACCAAACGCTTGCAGAAACCAGTAAAGTTGCTGACGAGTGCGCTACCTGCTGAAGTTCCGTTAGCGTCGTAGCTACCCTGCCAAATGTTTCGCTCGACATTCTCACCAACTTTTGCCGCAGTGTACTGCAACAAGAACGTAGAGAAATCTGGAGGCAACTGGCTACCCAAGTGTGATCCAGTTTGAGCCGCTCCCCAAGTCTGACGCAAATCTGCTTTACAGATTTCGTAGTTGACCTTGAGGTCGGTTGGCTCAAGCACTACGTCAGTCAAAGTGACTGCGTTTGCAGAACCGATAGAGAAATCACACGCTGCCGTTTGCACAGATACACCGCTCAACTTTTGCAGGTTTGCCTTGAACTTAACGTCAGGCATAACGCGACAAAGGTTGTTAGTGATGGTTTCTGCCGACAGTACGGCTGGGGCTACGTAGGGTATTGCACCCTCTCCCTTATAGTTGACACCTGTAATGTTCAACGAATCCCCCGTATCGAGGGCGAATTTAAACTTGCTCATACGAATTGATTTTGCAATGCTTGTACCAACGCAATGCCCTTGAGCCTTGTGACATCCACGTCCTGTACGGGTTCTACTTCCTTTTGACGAGCCAAGCTAGGTTGCTTGCTCAATTTTGCGATGACCGTTTTTTGCTGGTCAACCGTCTTCTCCAGTTCAGCAATCTTGCTCATTTGAGTTTGAACTACTGACTCGACTGCTTTCACAATCATGTTTTCAACCTCATCGCGGGTAACCGCAGACATGGCTTCTGCTACCGCTGGCGCTTCTTCCGCAGGTGCGGGTGCTTCAGCCGATACCATCTCAGTGATCACACCGTCAACGATAATCATCTTGCGACCATCTGCCAGTGTGTAATCGCCAGACGGCAACGGGATTTGAGTTCCGTCAGGGTCGAGTACGAATACCGATGCTCCGACATCAAATGACTCAGCGTCAGTCATTACCAACGTGCCATCTTCGAGTGCGATTTCAGCCATTTCTGTTTTGGCTGGCTCTTCCTCCTTTGGCTTTTCTTCTTCGGGTACGGCTTCCATCTTCACGCTGTATTGCTTGAAGAGGTCGTTTACCCTAGCTAACATATCCATAGATAAAGGTTTACGGGTTTACGGTTATGAGTGCTTCGGAGTGCTATACTTACTTAACACATCTTCTAACTCACTCAGGAATTTGCTGTGCTGTGCTTTGCCGTCACGGAACTGACCCTCAATGCTGAACCCTCGGAGGTCACCAGTTTTGACGAACTCATCCCATACGTGCTGGTTCTCCACCTTCATTGAAACCATCCACGTACCGACTGGGTTCTCCAGTCCATAAAGCGCGGACTTGTCCTTTTCTGTGTCCTCAATAATCCAAGACTCTACGACCGTCATGCCGTTCATGGTTTCGGCATGTTCGTAGTTGGTTTTGTTCTGGTAGCCTTTCTTGAAAAACAACTCCATTGCTTTGCGAATCGTGTCCTTCGTGAAGTAGACATGGTACTGACCTTCATCGTCCTCCCTTACTATAGGCATATCTGGGATCATAGCCGCCCCCATTACGATGCGGCGTTCAGTATCAACCTGTGCAAACTTGAGCGTTTGCGTTTTGTTCATGGCGACCCAAAACGACTCGATGGCTGGGTCCTTGACCATGCTAATGAGTTCTACGCCGTCCTCTGGGTAGTTGTCCTCGTCAATGATTAATTCGATAATTCTCATAGCTGTGCTTGTTGCTGTATTAACTGATTGCTTTGCTGGCTGGATGTTACTTGTTGCTCCAGTACGTACGCCCGCACTGGCTCTACATCCTGACTACCTTGATTCATAAACGACAAGTCAATGGTCGGTGCTTGACTGCCAACTTGCGCTAACTGACCGCCTATGCGACCTCCCGTGCCACCAGTACCTGCGGACTGAAATTGCTGACGTTTGATGGTAGCGATTGAAGCCGCACCAGCTAAAGCAGCTTGTGCCGCACCCGGAATACCAGCGGGGAAACCCAGACCTACTGGCGGAGCAGCTAGAGCCGCAATGGTTGCTTGCGCTGTAGACATAATAGCCGCCCCTAGCTGAATTTTCTTTGCCGTTTCAAACCTTCTGCGAGCCGATTGCTCATCGGCACTCTCAGCACTTTGCACGAGTGCTAGCGCAAACTTTGCACCTTCCATCATAACCGAACCTATCGAGTTAATCAGCTTGTGGCGATTCTCAATGATTTTCTCGTTAGCTAGGTTGTCAGCATCGATGCGTTCTTGGTTGGCTTTTGCGTTCGCCGCTTCACGATCCAAACGGGCTTGCTCTTCAATCGCAGTAATTGCGTCCTCACGTGCTTGCTCTATTTCAACAGTGGATAACCCATGCTCCTCCGCCATTGCGACCAAGGCGTTGTATTTATCCTCAACTGCGCGTACTTCCTTTTCGATGTTAGTTGCGCTCTGCTCCCATACCGCCCGTTCAATATCCGCCATTGCCTTGGCTTTGGCTTCGGCTTTAGCCAGTTCGTCCGCATCCGCTTGGTCTTTTTGTTCTTGCGCTTTTTGTGCGTCAGCTTGCTCCTGCGCTTGCTGTTGTAGTGTGTAGCCAGCACGAGTATTCTGTAGCGTTTGAAGTGCTTTCTCAGCTTCCTGAATAGCTTTATCTCCCTCTGTAGCTACTTCTTCGGGATCAAACAGCAAATTAGCTAATCCGCCCGAAAACGCTTCCTCAAAGTTTGTGCCCTCCTCAAGCACACCGACGTACGCCAGACCAGCCGTCAACTGGTCTACCGCTGTAAGCAGTGTAGTAATCGGAATAGTCAAAAAACGAATGATGCCTTGCGCGATTGCTTTGTTACGTTCAGCAATTTTGACCTGCTCATCCTTCTGGCGTTTGATTGCTTCCAACTCAAGGGCTTTAGCCGCTATTGCTTCATCAGTAGCCGCCATCTTCATCTTCAAGATGTCTTCCTCCGTTTTGCCCTGTAGCTTAAGGATGTTTTCGGTTGCCGAAATGTTTGATAGCTGGTCCTCGGTAGCTTTGACCATTGCTTCGGCAGATGCGAGTTGATCACGTGATTCCTTTGACGCTTGACCAGCCCAGTTTGCTACCGACTCCCAATTCGCAACCAGCACACCAACGGCAACGACCAACGCTCCAATGCCAGTAGCAATGATTGCGCCCTTCATTCCTTTGAGCGCAGGTAGCGTAGCTTGTATACCCTGCTTGACCTTTTTAAACTGGCTGATTGCTCCACCAGTCATCTGGTCGAGTTTGCCCATCGCTTGGTTCTGAAGGTCAGCTTGCGCCTTCTGCGATTGCTGTAAGTCCTTGGTTGCTTGGTCAAGTTTCTTGACCTTGCCAGTGGCTTTATCGACCTTCTCCGTACCCTTCGTTACGGTTTTGACCTCTATAAGATAAGTGTCGCGAGTTTCCATACGGCGTATCCTCCAATCAGTACAATGCTTGCGTCTATTATGAGTCCGAGGATCAAAATAGTTACTTGCCAGCGTTCATGATTTAACGGCAAGCACCAGCGCGTTTTGTTTTTCTCCATCTCTTGCATCCCTAATCGAAACGCATGAGCAATTTCTTCAGGAGTGCGGTTACTCAGCATCGTACAGTGCGATTAATCGGTCACCTTCGACGCTTTTCTCTGTCCAAGGACTAAGTGCCCATTCGTCAAGTAGCACCTGCGTACACACAGCAACTTTGTCCTGTTGTTCTGGTGTACTCAGACCAGACAAATGCACTAACAAAGTTTGCTCTCCGATTACTCTGAGAAACTCATTAATCAACGGTAACGTATTGCCTTGTATCATCCGAAAGTGTATGTATTGTTTGACGGCGTTGCGTATACGCCGTGGTCAGTTTCTTCACCTGCAAACGCACCAGTCGAACTGCTCTTGATGCTGATGTATGCGGCATCTTGATTGTACCTGCGATACAAGATGCTTTTGATTTCTGGCGGTGTTGGATACGTAGCAGGGTCGAATTCTATTTGCCACCAGTTATTTGCCGCACTCGTACCTAACGCCCAATAGAACGTAGTGTACGAACTATCGCAAGCCTTCCAAGGAGCGTACGTTGAACTGTACAAGTGACCTGCGCTAACAACGATACCCGTCTCAGATGTGTTGCTGGTCAAATTCGTAGTAGGATACACTGTGCCTGTGGCGGAATTGCCTGTATAAAACCGTATCCGACTTGGACCTATCCTTGCGCTTGTGTCCGCACCAGTAGATGTCACACCTCGAATGCGAATATACCTATCCTGTATGCTTCCTTTCGTGTATGTCGCAGTTACCTCTGCGCTCTGAATAAAGTTGCCAAATTCCTGCGCTCGTACCTTAACCGTTCTTTGACCTGTAGCGGTACTAGAATCTGAAAAAGTCAGCTTATCTGAATACACGCCATTACTAAACGACTTGGCGACGGCACTATTGGCAATAATCGTGCTTCCGCCAGCTTCTATGTTTGCTACATACGTTGGATTCGTATAGGACGAGTGGTTGCTGATTGTGATCACTCCTGCGCCAAGTGTAGTTGAAGCTAAACTAACTGTAGGCGTTGTACTAGCTGTACCTCCACCTCCGCTTTGCGTGGTGTAAAATCCATCGACGTTGTTAATGTCCGATGCTGGTACTCCTGAAATTTCTCCCATGTTTAATCAATTTGCACCCAGTCCTTTGACGGGTCGAAATAACACATAACCTCACCGCCGATAAGCGAACCGCAGAAATATCCAACGACACGCGAGTAGTGAGTAGCCGTAGTTGGTGCAGTTGCGCTAAACGCCCCACCTGCGTCAAGCCATAACGGCGATCCAGCCGTTGCGCCAGAGATGCTACCGTTTGCGTCAACCATTCCACGCAATACACAAACTCCGCTACCAGTGTGAAACCCTAGCATCTTCTTGGCGGTAGCACTTGCTGGCGTAGCTAAAGCGTCGCCCCAAATATCTACAATCTTGTTGCTGGCAACCGAAACGCCCGTGTTCATTGTGACGTTCTGATCATCCACAAGCGCGTCCTCCTCATACGGCGAACTGGTAACCGACCCGTACTCTAGTGCAGTGCCAGCCGAATCAACAACTAATACTTGACCTGTTGTACCCATAGTAGCTGGCACGTCAGACAGGTCACCTATGCTTGCGGAAGACGTTCCAATGTCGTACTGAACAACGATACCGACACGCGCGTCATCATACGTGCCTGACGTTTGAGTTGTGCGAAAGGTAATCCACTCACCCGCTGACAAGGCAACGGGTGCGCCCAAAGTAGAAACCGCTGACTTTACCGCACCGACCGTTATGGACGCAATCGAAGATGAGGTTGTAGACGTTGCGCTTGTGCCTTTATGTAGGTTGATTGTTGCCGACGTTCCGTTTGTAACGCAGTTGAAAATCATGGCTGTGACGGTGCAGTCAAACGGTATAGCGAGTCCTACTGTTGGCGTATCTCCGTTACCCCACGACCATTGATAACCGCTATTGGTACTTGGACTTAACGCCCCGTTCTCCTCTGCCCACATGATAAACTTACCTGCTGACGCTAAGGTCGCACCGCCCCCTCCACCGCCTGACTGAGCAACGTATTCCAATGCCGTGCCTCCTGAATTGACAGCTAACACCTGACCAGCCGTGCCCAGTGATGCGGGCACGTCAGACAAATCGCCGATAGCTGACGGTATACTTGGCGTACCACTCAAATCAGAATAACTACCGCTTGTAGCTACAGTTGCCAACGTGGGCTTGCCAGTCAGGTCTGCGTACGCCCCGCTAAACAGGGTGGGCTTGTTTAAAATCTGTGCGTCACCTGACGAAGCGTTCCAATCTGCGTTGACGTTGACCTCAGCGCCCGTTGCGATCCCTGACAGCTTGGTACGTTCAGCCGATGTAATAATCGCACCACTACCTGCGCTGGACACATCTGTGAGGTCAGTCACACTTGCTGCTGCTATCCTAGCATCCGCATC